TAATGCTCCTCAGATTTGGAGTACTAATGGAAATCAAAACCCAAGCACTTGGAGTTTCCAAGGCATACAGACTGCTACACTGATGAAGATTAGCAGTAACGGTTGGTTGCTAACTGGCAACGACATCACAAACGAGGACTAAGATGCCAGTAACACAAATAATGTCAGTGGTAGGGCGTGGTGTTATTGCTCCTCCAGGGCCAATAACACCTCAAGGTTCGTTTTTATATAATAGTGCTTCACAGAATTGGGGTTCAACCAATGCTGTTACAACTACCTACGGAGCATATACCTTCCCAGATACTACCACTGGGTCGGTACATACTCTAACTGGAACAGAGTATTTGATATCTAACGCATTTGGTAATTCCGCAACACTTAACATTAATCTGTGGTTCTATCCTGCTCTTAATAATGTAATTGTACTAGACGAGGTAGGACAGGCAGCGGAAAATACCAATTGGCACTATTCTATGTTAGAGATTGATAGTTCTAACAAGTTAAAGGGAAGATTTTGGGGTATGTCGGCATTGCAGGCAATTACATCTACCGGCAGCGTAAACCTAAATGCTTGGAATCACGTCTACCTGTATTTTGACAACTCAACTACAACTATTGGTATGAGCCTAAATAATGAAACAGCAGTGACACAGAATATCGGTAGTGGCGTTAGACACGTTAGCGATACAGGCTTTACATATTTTGGTATTGGTGTAGTTGATACTACATATATGGTAACTTCTGCAAGATATCAAGGAAAATTTAACGATTTATCAATCGATACTAGTATTACTAGTTCAACATACACAGCCACTAAAGCCAAGTATGGATTCTAACGAATACCTTGCTCTTTGAGTTTACGACAAGTATCACACCGTCCACAGGGTGTGATATTTTTTTCACTGTATACAGGCACACGACAACTCCAAAACATGTTACGCAGGCTTTCTGGTAGCATGTCATAGATCTCACGCTTGGTCATATTCATTACAGGAAATATCTTTTCAGCAGGTGTAAATGCTTCAAGTATTTTGTTAGCACGAATACGACGATCCTCTAAGCGTTGATTATGATCATTAGCCTGCATACCCATGGCAACTTTTTTAATGTCAGGATTAACGCTACAGACATAGCCAGCAAAGAAATTCATAGTATCTGTGTCAAATAAAAAGTTCATACCAAACGGTTGTGTGCCTATTTCACTTTCACTGTAGGCAAATTCAAAGCCTAATCGTTTTAATTCTTTAGTGGCTAGATCTACAGCAATCTGTTCAGCCCGCCAACGCTGTTCTACATTCTTGTTGTGTACATGATGTATATGAATGTCATAATCCTTATACGCATCTTCTGTTAGCAGTTTGTAAACCATGCCTAGACTGTCTAAGCCGCCCGAGTACATGGCAAGGATAGTAGGTTTTATTTGTTGTTCCATATGTAAAATGTATAAACTTCGTTAATAGGATGTTCTTTAGGTTGTGGAGTTAGCTCGTTTGCCCTAGGAAAGTACACAGCATATTTGGTAGGCCAGTTGGGATTTAAGAACGCACGAGCTATGAATCTGTTACAATTAGGCAACACAACTTTTAATAGTTTCTCGCAGTAATCTTGACCAAATGCTAATGCGCCGTCTACTATGATTGTGTCCCAATGTTCGTTTAGTGTAAACCAGTCTCGATTCTTAATCTTAGGATCCGCATACTTAGGTTCTAAATCCCATGCTTCTGTACACAAAGGCAATAGCATTTTAGTGCTTCCTAGCAGTAAAACTTTGCCCGTGCAATATTGTTCAAAGACACAATAATCGTCCTCGTTAGGAGCCGCCGGCCACTTTAAATTAGTCCAAAAGTCTAAATCTTTGTGTGTTTCATTGTCTAGCATCACAGGGTATTTAACGCTAAATATTAGAGCATTCACGGAAACCGACTCATGCCAACTACAGAAATCAACGAACTACAACAAGCAAAAACAGCAGTCTATGACTACTGCAAAAACATGCTGGGCGACGGCATGGTTGATGTGGAATTAGATCCTAAGCATTACGAAACAGCATTGGAACGTGCTCTAGGAAAATACAGACAGAGAGGCGATAGTTCAGTAGAAGAAAGTTATATGTTCTTAACTACTGTACAAGATCAAAACACATACACTCTGCCTAAAGAGGTTATAGAAGTACGTCAAATATTCCGCAGAAGCATTGGTTCACGAACCGGTAGCGGATCGGGTGGTACAATATTTGAACCATTTAACCTAGCCTACACAAACACATATCTGCTTTCGAGCTCCAATATGGGCGGTATATTAACCTACGAACTATTTGCTCAGTACCAGGAAATGATCGGTCGTATGTTTGGTAGTTTTATTGAATTTAAATGGCATAGTCAATCACACAAACTTACACTATTACAGCGTCCACGAAACTCGGATGAAGAGCTATTGCTCTACTGCTATAATTACCGCCCTGACATTGGTATCTTAAATGATGTCTATGCACAACAATGGGTCAAGGACTACACCTTGGCAAACTGTAAACTAATGCTAGGACAAGCACGTGAAAAGTTCGCACAGATTGCTGGTCCACAAGGCGGAACTAGCCTAAACGGTGCTACATTAAAAACAGAAGCCACAACTGAAATTGAAAATCTTGAAAAAGATTTAGCCACACAGGTTGCTGGCGGCAGAGGTTATACTTTTATCATAGGTTAATTATGCGAGCTAAAGAATTTATAGATGAATCGACAAAACCTTTGCGTAAAAGTGTTAAATCGTCTTTGCCAGGCGGCAGAATACACCCAACATTAGATAACAGCAGTCCTTATCATTCTTACAGGTATGGTATAGCATTGGCTACATCTCCGGAAGATGATATGTACACAGACGGTCCTTACGGATCTAAGTTGCTGACTGTGGGTTATACCGAAGCCGACCGTGAGATTATCAAAAAAGCAGACAAGATTATGGGTGTCAAATCCAATGCAGTCTCATCCAACGATAGTTCAGAAATCAAAACTATCAATACTACTAGTCCAGTAGCAAAGCCAAAAAAGAACAAATACGGCGTATAAAAACTTGACAACTAGTTTAGCCCAGTGTATTATAGGCTATAAACGGAGGTCATATGATTATAGGTGTGTGCGGGTTTATTGGTTCGGGCAAAGATACTATTGCCGATTATCTGGTTAATTTCCACGAATTTAGAAGAGAAAGTTTTGCTAACACGCTGAAAGATGCTGTGTCAGCAGTATTTGGTTGGGACAGAACCATGCTGGAAGGGCGCACCAAAGCGGCCCGTGAATGGCGTGAGCAGGTAGATCCTTGGTGGGCAGAACGCTTAGATATGCCTAATCTTACTCCAAGATACATATTGCAATATTGGGGTACAGAAGTATGTCGCAAAGGGTTTCACGACGATATTTGGATCGCCAGTTTAGAAAACAAACTACGCAATAGTCCAGACGATGTGGTAATTTCGGACTGTAGATTTCCTAACGAAATTAAATCAATTCGCGATGCTGGCGGCATTATTGTATGGGTAAAACGTGGCGAATTACCTGAATGGTATGATACTGCTGTGCAGGCAAATCAGGGTAATAATGTGGCAATCAACGAGTTAAAAATGAAGAAAATCCATGCTAGTGAAACTAGTTGGGTAGGTACAGACTTTGATGTAGTATTGGATAATAACGGCAGTATAGACGACTTATACGCTGAAGTTAGAAGTCTGGTGTTAGATCTCCTTGCCGCCACTTCACTCCCTCGCGGTGTAAAGACCGTTGACAATTTGCACACACAGTTTTAAGGTTAGCGGGTCTACAGTTAGTTAAATCTCCGTCTACGTGGAAGACATTAAACACTTCTTTAAACTTACTTTTGTACCCGCATTTTTCGCAATAATCTTTTTGTCTATAACCTAGTCTGTACCACACAGGCATACCTTGACTAGTGCCGCTGGCACAACCATCGCACTTAGTTCTATAATAAGCACGTTTACCCTTGTAATAGTTTATAGCACAGGGTTTCTTTTGACAGATCTTGCATAAAGGTCGCATAAACTATTTATACCACCCCTTTTCGGACCCTTTTCATGGTTGTATAACAGAGCATTTTACCGAATCTCCGCTAAATATTGTTAGAGCTTAAAAGAAGAGCTAATTAGGAGATAAGGATATGGCTTTAACTTCCCCAGGCGTACAGGTTTCCGTAATTGACGAAAGTTTTTACACACCTGCTGAACCCGGTACACGCCCACTGTTTATTGTTGCTTCGGCACAGGACAAAACTAACGGTGCTGGTACAGGTACAGCATCAGGTACACTAGCCGCTAACGCCGGCAAGGTTTATTTAATTACAAGTCAACGTGATTTAGTTGACACATTTGGCGACCCAACATTCCGTGTTGACGCTAACAACAATCCAATACATGCGGGTGAGTTGAACGAATACGGCCTACAAGCCGCTTACAGTTATTTAGGTGTAAGTAATAGTGCATTCGTTGTTCGCGCTGACTTAGACTTGGAAAAACTAGTGGCAAGCGCAGACGCTCCAGGCGGTGCACCAGCAGATGGTACATTCTGGTTAGACAGCGATGCAACTACATATGGTATTTTTGAATGGAACGGTGCTGCCGCTACTTCAACAGGCGGACAGAGTTTTACTAACAAAGTTCCAACAATCGTTACAACTGGTACTCCAGCAAACAGCGTTGGTGCAGTTGGTACATACGCAATTTCATACAATGCTGACAACACATCAACTGGCCACTTGGTAAAAGTTTATTACAAGAGCCAATTTGAAGATGATGGTTCAGTTGGTACAGCAACATGGGTACAGATTGGTTCTAGCGCATGGGCAACAGCTCATCCTGTGGTAACTCCAACTGCTACTGTTAGTGCCGCACCATATACTTCAGGCGCTATGACTATTGTAGTAAACGGCGTAACACCTGGATCATCTGTGCCATTCTCGGGCGGAACAGCCACAGAAGTAGCAACAGCATTAGATGGACAAGTTCCAGGAGTAGGTGCTCGTGTTGTGAATGGTCAAGTGCATTTATTTGCAACTACAAACGATGTTAACAGTATCGAAGTTACCAGCGCAAGTACAAACATTTCTCAACTAGGTATTGTTGCTGGAACATATTATGCTCCAGATTTCAAGATTAGTCCGCATACAGACGTTCCATTATGGAAGCGTAATAAGAGCGGAAACATTGCTCGTCCTACAGGTTCTGTATGGATGAAGACAACTGAACCTAACTTAGGTGCTCGTTGGAGAGTTAAGATTTACAACGGTACTACACAGTTATGGGACGAAGCCAGTGCTCCGTTGTATGCTACTAACCAAGCGGCAAACTACGGTATTGACCCAACTAAGGGCGGTATTGGTATTCCTGTTAATTCTGTGTATGTACAATACAATTACGATGAATTTGCACAGCCTTTAGCAGAATTCCGTGTAATGCGTAGAGCACGTAGCGGTTCAACAGTAGTTAATACAGTTCAAATTGGTTTAACAACATTAACTTCTGGACAAGATTATGCTATTAGCCTTGGTGCTGGACAAGCAGGTAGTGCTACACTAGCGCAAGGTGTTGTAACATTTACTGCATCAGGTGTGGCCGCAACAACAGCCGCAAACATCGCAGCCGCAATTAATAGTGCTAACATTGGTGCTATTGAAGCCAGCGTAACCTCAGACAACCGTGTTAAGATTGAAAACACAGTTGGTGGCGATATTCGTTTTGCTGACGTTGGCGACAGCGCAACAGGTGCTTCAGCAGTTGGTAGACTAGGATTTATCAGCGAGAACACTAACGTTTATATTCTAGGCGAATCTGATGCAACATACGAGTATGTTGCTTCTAACTGGATTCCACGTACATTTGCTGGCACAACACAAAGTTATTTCATTGACACAGCCGCTCCAACTACACTAGTTGCAGACGGCGAACTATGGTATAGTTCAGTTGTTGATGAAGTGGATATTATGGTACACGATGGTAGTACTTGGGTAGGTTATGGAAAGGCCGTTGGCGGTTATCCAAACACAGACCCAGCAGGTCCTATTGTAAGTGCTTCTGAACCAACAATGTTCGCAGATGGCACTACAGAAATCAATGCAGAAGCAGATGGACAACTTTGGATCGACACCAGCGACATTGAAAACTATCCAGTAATCAAACGTTGGAACGGTGATACATTGAAGTGGGTAACATTAGACACATCAGATCAAACAACAGAAAACGGCGTATTATTTGCCGATGCACGTTGGGCAACTAGCGGTGGCGAAATGAACCCTAGCACAATCGCAGACTTATGGAATAGCGATTTCCTAGACTTCGATGCTCCAGATCCTGCACTATATCCACGTGGTATGATTCTATTCAACCTACGTCGCAGTGGCTTCAACGTTAAGCGTTTCAAGCGCAATTATGTTGACCTACAAGCAGACAACGGACGTATGGGCGATGTATCAATGGAAGCCTACTATCCACATCGTTGGGTTACTGAATCTGGTAACCAAGCAGATGGTAGCGGTTCATTTGGACGTCATGCACAGCGTAAGGTTATTATCCAAGCATTACAAGCATTGGTAAACAGCAACGAAGATATCCGCGATACAGAAGTTCGTTCATTCAACTTAATGGCTTGCCCAGGATATCCAGAGCTAATTGGCGAAATGGTTTCATTGAACTATGACAGAGGTTTAACAACTTTTGTTGTAGGCGATACTCCTCCACGCTTAACTCCAGATGCTACAACAATTAACGACTGGGGTAACAACGTTGCTCTAAGTCTACAAGACGATGATAACGGACTTGTAAGTTACGATGAATACTTAGGTGTGTTCTATCCATGGGGCTTTACAAGTGACAATGCAGGACGCGATATTGCTGTTCCTCCAAGTCACATGATTTGCCGTATGATTGCACTAAGTGACCAAGTAAGTTATCCATGGTTTGCACCAGCAGGAACACCTCG